AATTGCCATAGGACGCCCCACCCCCACCTCCGCCCGCGGCCACAAGCATGGGCAATCCTGCTCTGAAGACAGCAGTAAATCCGCCTCCTCCCGCGCCACCATCTGACGTGCCGCCAATCGCGCCTCCGCCGCCCACATACCGTGTCAGCGTTTCACCTGGAATTGCGCCGATCTCACCATAGGCATATCCCGCTCCACCGCCGTCTCCTCCAACCGCGGTGCCGGACGCATTCTTGTTCTCCGCCCCACCGCCCCCGCCGCCCCAGGCCTTGACCAGCAGCTTCGTCGCAATGCCGCTGACCAGGTAGCTCGTGCCGGTCTGCGCCGCGGCGTAGATGTCCTTGTTGCTGAAAGTCTGATGCTGGCCCGCGGCGAGCACACCCAGCTGATAGGCGAACAGCGAGGCGACCGGCCACCTGTCGCGGTTCTCCAGCCAGTGGCGCGCGTAGATGGCACAAATGCCGCGCCAGATCGTCGGCGAGAAGGCCTCCGGTTGCATCACGCGCCGGAAATCCGCCGGCGCCAGCTGCGCCGCCAGCGAGCGCTCCACTGGCGCATGGACACGACCGCGCGGCAGGCAGAGCCGGTTCATGCGTCGCTCCCGCTATCCGTTGTCAGGTAGATCTCGAGGCCGATCAGCCTGGCGTCACCGGTCAGCGTGTCGTTGCCATGCGTCGCATTGCGCTTGATCCGGAACAGTACGGTATCGGAAACCGCCGGCGATCCGGCGACCGTGATGGCCGCGCTCTCGGCGCCGCGGTGCAAGTCACCGACCGACAGGCCCGTATCCTCCACGATCTGCTCCGTGCCATAGGCGACATCGAGCGCGTCGTCGTCGGAAGCGGCGACCGCCTGCAGCGCCCACACCACGGCGCCGGCGCCGCTGGAGAAAGTCCAGATCGGGCGAAAGCTCACCGTGCCCTCGTTCCAGGATTTCGGCATGGTCAAGGTGAAACAGGCGGATTCGATCGCACTCTGATCGAAGTCGAAGGTCCGCAGGCAATGCTTGTTGGTGGCGGTTTCGATGGTGCCGAGGCTGGCGCCGCCGGTGAGGGCGCCGACGAGGGCGCCGGCCGGCACGAAGATCATGTGCTTGCCGATTGCGCCGATGCCGGAGGCGGGAAAATACCCGAGGCACTTCCAGTTGCCGGCGCCCAGGCTGACGAAACAGCCGACGTCGCCGGCCGCGGTGACGATGTTCGCCGCGCCCGGCAGCTTCAGGCTGCTTGCATTGTGCGTCAGGGTCAGCGCGCCGGTGAACTCCACCCAGCGCATGACCCCGGCATTGACCGTGCCCAGCGCCGTGATCGTCGCGGCGCCCGTGACCTTGACGTATTGCCCGTCGGCGGCGCCGAGGTCGATGGTCGCGGCGGAGACGATGTCGCTGCCCTGGTTGGCGACTGCGCGCCGGATCTGCCGGGCGAGTTCGCGCAGCGCATTGTTGATCCCGCTCGGCGCGCAGCCTTCCGCGATGCTGGCGCCGCCGATGTCGATGTTGTTCGGCGCGCTGTTCGCATCGTATTCGTGAATGGCGTTGAATGGCATGGTGACCTCATCTCCGGGAAAGTGTCGCGGCCAGGCGTGGGCGGAATGTTCCCCGCGGTCTATTCGTGCTCGTCGGCCGTGCGCAGCGAGCGGCCGAGCAGAAAACGCTCCATCTCGCGCGCGCTCTTCACCAGCTTGTCGGGCATGACGCCGCCCAGCCGCGCCATGTCCAGGCACACATAGCGCCGCAACTCGTCGAGCGAGGCCTGGGCGAAATACCCCTCCGGCGTCAGCGCGCTGTCCTCGCTGATCTCCACCTCGTCATCCGCCACTACCGGTCCTCCCTCGCCGCATTGCCAAGCCAGCTCTGCACCAGCGCGGTCGGAAACCGCCCATGATGGGTCGCGCAGCCGCCGGCGAAGCGCACCACATAGGTCAGCCGGGCCCGCGGCAGATCGACCAGGGCGAAGTCCCCGCCGGCCGGAACGCTGTCGCCCACCAGCGCGGCAATGCCCATCGCGATCCGCTCCGCCGCCTCGCCCGAAACCACCGCCGGCGCGGCGCCAGGCAAGTCCAGCGTGAGCTGGGCCAGCAGGTCTTCCTTGGTGGCGCAGGCCAGGGCCGGCGCGCCGGCCGCCATCGCTAGAATCCAGGCGCACAGCGCCGTGGCTCTACAGAGCTTCATCGAATCTCTCCTGTGGGAATGGGGGCGGCTCGGTCGGCGCGGCCAACGCGTCGGCCGCGGCGCGTCAACGCCGGCGAATGAGACCGCGCTGTCCGAGCTGGATGCGCACCGGCAGCCCGGGATGGTCATAGGGATCGGCGGAGAGCGGCGCCGGCCGCGCGCTCGGCGCCAGGCCCAGGGCGGCGGCGATCCGGCGGTGATAGACGCCGGGATCGAGCGGCTCCGCACGGTCCCGTCGCCCGCCATCGTCCTCGCGGGATTCCTCCTCGCTTGGGGGTGCGTCGATCCGGTCCCAGACGGCGCGCTTGTCCTGCGATGCGTCCGCCGCCTCGTGCCCGGCGTGCCGCCGGCGCCGCGCGGCTTCGAAGTGGTCGAGGCCGCTCAGGGCGACTTGCGCTTCCCGGCTGCCGTCGAGCTCGAGGAGGCTTCTTCCCGCCCCGCCGATCAGGTTCGCCCAGAATCCGCGCCAATCGAAGGTTCTGCCTGTCATCGACATGCTCGCCATCTCCTGCGATGTTGATAGGCGACGGCTGCGCTCAGCCGCCGAGCGCGGCGCCGAGCACCGAGCCGATGATGCCGGCGCCGATCTGCCAGGGGCTGGCGCCGTTCCGCTGCACCGGCTGGGTCGTCGTCTGCGTGCCGCCGATATTGCCGCCGATGAGATTCTGATAGAGCGCCAGCTCATTGATCGGCGCCTGCTGCAGGGCGTTGTAGCGCTGGATCTCCGCGTTGATGAGGTCCTGCATATTGGCCTCGCGCCGGTCGCCGACCTGGGCCAGCTGCTGCGCGTCGAAATAATCCTGCTGGGCGAGCTGCGGCGCCAGCTGCGCCGCCGCGTCCATGCGGCCGCGCTCGGCCTGGTAGGCGTCGTTCAGCACGCCGCCCAGCCCCTGCGCCACCGCGGCGGTGTGCGCGCCGCTGCCGTAGCGCCCGCCGAGCGCATAATTGGCGTTCACCGCGTTGCGGGCGCGGTCGAGCACGCTCGACAACCCCGGCGCGTCCTGGCCGAGATACTTCCCGCTCAGCACGTCGGCGTAATAGCCCTTCGCCATGCCGTTGAGCGGCGAGCCGGCCTGCGCCCGGTCGGCGATCATGCCCCAGGCCTTGCCGGTCTCCGGCGAGATCGGCGCCACCGTCTGGCCTGGATAGGGGCTGACCTGCAAGGCGCCCGCCCTGTAGAGGTCGTTCAGCCGCTGATAGCTGGTCTTCCACAGCGGAATCTGCTCGGACCAGGGCGCGTTGTTCACCGTCGTCGTCTGGTTCTTGGTGCTCCCGCCGCCACCGCTCATGACAACACCTTCTGGATGATGGATGCCGATTTCTCATAGCCGAGCGCCATCGCCCAGCCGGCGCGCCCGACGATCTCGACGCCGCTGCAGCCGCAACGCCGCGCCCAATCCTCGATCGCCTCGATTCCGTCGCGTCCCCATTCCGGCAGGCCCTTGCCGGCGCAGAACAGGACCACCAGCCAATTGGCGTTCGGGTATTCCAGGACCTGGGTGACCGCGGCGGCCTTCGCGGCATCGTCCTGCACCGCCACGAAGAGCTGCATGTGGCCGCTGCGCAACTGATCGAACGTGGTCTCAAGGGAGTGCCGGCCGGCCGCAAGCTCGACCGCCGGTTTCAGGATCGGCGCCACGTCGTCCCAGACGGCGGGAACCAACCGGGTCGGCACCAGCCAGATGGTCGTGCGGCCGCGGCCGTCGCCGTCATTTCCCTCCGCCAGGTAGGGACTGATCGGCGGTCCGGCCTGCTCCATCGCAACCTGCTGCTCGCTCATGGCCCGCCTCACACGCTTCGCTTGGGGAGGCCTGTCGGACGTGGGCTCGGCAAGCCGCCATAGCCCGCCGCTTTCGCGCCGCCGCCCGATGGCGCCAGAAATCCATAGCCCGGCTGGTTGACCGAATAGGGCGCGAGGCCGCCGCCCGCGCCGATCGTCACGCCGGGATAGGTCGCAGGATTCAGTGGCACCGAGACGACCTGCTGCGCCTGCGCCCGCTGCTTCAGAAGCTCCAGGTACTCCTTGTACTGCTGGTTCGACAGCCAGGTGCCCTGCGCGCCCGGACCGGCGATCCCGCCGCGCCCGCCCCCGCGCAGCGCATCGTTGCCGCGATCCTGCGTGGCATGCGTGGATTGTCCGTTCATGCCGCCGCCCGTCCCGGCATGCGGCGCGAAGGCCGCCTGTGGCGACCGCTTCATGATCTGCATATTGCCTCTCTCCCTATCCAAGGATTGCGTATCGGAATGTCCGGTCGGTCTGCGCATTGTTGGCATGCGAGATCGCCACGCTGCCGGTCGCGCTCGGTGCGAAGAACAGGCCGGACAGCGCCGCGGCCGCATTGGCGGTCATCGGCATCAGGCCGATGAAGCTTCCCTGCGTGATCAGCGGATCGCTCAGCATCGTCGCCGCCGCATTCGCTTCGAGCGTGACCTCGCCCAGGACGTTGAGCTTCCCAGCGACGGTGTTGTTGACGATTGCGCGCGCCTGCAGGTCCCAGGGCTGGTTCAGCCGCAGCCGCGGAAAAATCCGTCGCCCGCTCATCGCTCGCCCTCCGCCGCCGCATCGATCTCGATGCCCTGGGCATGGGTCCATTGCGTGCCGGCGGTGATCGCCACCCTGGCCCGGTGATACCGTGCCGCCGAACGCTGCGGGCATTCGCCCGCGCCGTTCTGTTGGACGGCCGCCTGCCAGGTTACCGCGTCGTTCGGCCTGTCCCGCGTCCCCAACCGGACCAGGAGCCCGCCGCCATCCACCGCCGGCCGCACCGACCGCACGAAGCTGCGTCGTCCCGCCGTGATCTCGGCTTCGACGGTGTCGATCTCGGCCGCCAGGTTCGGCCCTTCGAAGAAGGCCAGGCGGTTGTCGACGCCGAACCCGGCCAGCTGCGCCAGCGGCGACCCCGTGAGCAGCGCGCTGTCCAGCGACAGCGGCATGGCGTCGAGATCCGGATAGTCGGCATCCAGGCTGTCCATGGAGTAGCCGAGCTTGTTCATCATCCGGCACAGCACCGCGACATCGACTGCCGCCCGCGACCAGCGATCGATCGTCCAGTTGTAGAGCAGCAGCGTGTCCGGCGTTCCGTCACTGCTCTCCGTCGAGGGGAAGGCGAGGATATACAGCTTGCGCGACGGATCGATCGCCGCGCTGATGCGATGCAGATGATCCTGGTTCACGTTCGACCAGAACCATCCGTCGACCTTCTGGTTGCCGATCGGCCGCTCCGCCTCGCCACCGGCCAGCAGGAAGAAGCCATCCGCGGCCAGGAAGAACACCAGCTGCTGGTAGCTGGCGATCGATCCCGGCACGGCGCAACCGCGCTCGGTGGAGATCGGGTCGAACTGGAAGACCAGGTCGGGCCCGACATAGGTGCCGCGACGGATTGCCGTTTCCTGGAACACGATGGCGTATTGCCCGCCGACCACGCCGGTAACGGTACCCCCGTCGGGAAAGTGCTGCTCGTCCGCCTGGTCGATACCGATGGTCCAGTTGTTGACGTCGTTCAGCGCCGACCACTGCACCGCGCTCTGGTCGTCCGCCTTCTGGCCAACCATGACGAAATCGCGCACCGTGGCGATGAAGCGCGCGCCCAGGGGTGCGGCCGGCAGGTCGGCGAACTGCCCGCCCAGGGTGATGTCGAAGACCTGCGGCCGGTCCACGCCATTGGTCGCGACGGCGAACTTTCCGAATTGCGTGAACGACCAGCCCTGGTCGGTCGCCGTGCCATAGGGTGCGCCGGTGCGGGAGACGTCGTTCCAGCTCGTCCCGTCCCAGCGGTAGAGCTTCCCGGCATCGCCGGCGACGTTCAGGATCGTGCCGTCCGGCCCGCGGAACGACGCCGCGCCTTGGCAGCGCGCCGCCAGGGCGTTGCCGATCGGTGCCAGGGCGGGCAGCGGTCCATAGCTCTGCGGCGTCGCCGGCACGACGTTGAGGACGTGGCCGGAGGCGCCGCTTTCCAGACGTGGCTGATCCGGCGCGAATTCGGAGAACGGGATCATAGCGCGGGCCTGATCTCGCCACCGGCAAGCCGCCTGGCGGTGCTGGCGGCCAGCCGCTCGCGCGCCGATCCTTCGAGCGCGGCGGCCCGCGCGGCGTTGGCGTCGTCGCGCAGGTATTGGCTGTAGAAGATGGACTTCGCGCGATACCGGATCAGGTCCTCCGCATCGTTCGTCCAGGCGTTCTGGTCGTCGTCCGCCGAAAGTGTCGGCAGCTTGAACAGGCCGGACAGCCGCAAGGTGTATACCGCGTCCGGCACCGGATAGAGGCGGAGCATCCGGCCCCAATAGGCGTAGCTGGTCGGCTGTCCGCGCGCATTCATGTCCGCATTGGCCGCTTCGATCTCGGCATAGGCCGCCCTGCTCAGCAGACGTCGTGCGCCGCCGATCGCGATCGTCACCGTGTCGAGTTCCAGGACATCGGGAATCTCGTCCAGGTCGGTGCCGTCGTAGAACTCGCGCCCGGCGACCGTGTCGAAGGTCCGGTCGCGGAACTGGTTGAACCAGAACCGCTCCACCTCGTGATGTGCGATCGCCTCCTGGATGCACAGCTTGATCTGATTGACCATGTCGGCTCGCAGGCTCTCATCGGCGATCCGATTGACCATGTCGAGATAGCTAGCCATCTTTCGGCTCCCGTTTTCGCCGCGCGCGCTTGACCGGCTGGCGCTGGGTCGAGACTTCCTGCGGTCCGGGCAGGGCGTATGCGCCGCCCTGGCAGATCGCGGCGACACTCTGGCGTCGCATGGCCCGGCGACGGCAGAGCGGGACGGGGGCATCGCCCCCCGTCCCCCGCGTGTCAGCCATTGTTCACCGTGTAGGCGATGTGGATGACCGCCCTGCCCTGGCTGGCCGCTGCGCCGGTCTGGGTATATTTGACGACGACATCCGCTTCGCCCGCCGCCTCCTGCAGATTGGCGAGGGATGCAGCACTGTTGCCGGCCGAGCCTTCGGCGATGTCCGAGGCGCCGAAGATGTTGTCGTAGCTGCTGGCATTGGTGCCGACCGTGAGCACGTTGGTCGTCCCGGCGTTGAAAGACGTCTTCACCCGCGCCAGCGCCTGGGTGATCTGGGCGCCCGCCGGCAGCCGGCCGATGACCAGGCCGGCGGCGATGCCGGGATCGTTGTAGTTCACTTCCTTGCGCAGGAAGTGCACCAGGTTCTGGTGATATTGCTGTGCGACAGCCATGCTTGCATCCTTTGAAAGTGGGAACCTGGCGACCCGTGCCAGCGGCAAGAACGCAGCACGGCCGCTCGGTCACAGCCGAGCGGCCGATGGCACGCGTTGCATTTGATCGGTTGGTTTAGATCGACCCGGGCGCGGCCGATAGCGGAAGCACCCCGGTCAGCGATCGCGGCGCGTGTGCGATCCTGAGATCGCTATCGTTGCCAGAGGCGGCGCCAGCGCGGCCCCTGCGTGGCCTGCGCGAACTCCTCCTCGGAAAGGCCGAGGAGCTCCTGCGGATGTTGAATGTCCGATCGCTGCTTCGTAGGGCTCATGGCCCCAGGAGCCCATGTGTCATGTATCCCCTCACGCGCTGGACGTTGCGCTGCTCGTCGCAATAGGCAATCACGCCGAACAGCGATTTTTCCGTCACGCTGGAGAGGTTCGGCTCGCCGGAAGGGCCAAGGTCGGGCTCGAAAGTGCAACGGAAGACCAGCACTTCCGGGTCGCCTTCATAGGCGGGACTGGTGGTCGGAGGGCACGAGAACCCGCTGATCGTCATGAAATCGAGGTATTCCTGAATCTCCCCCGCCGCCGGGACATAGGCCGCGACCAGCATCTGGAATTCCGGCTCACTCTCCTTCGTGTGCGAGTCCAGCGCCCGCACGCTTGCCGTGAAAACGGCCGCCTGCTGAGTCAGCGCTGGCGTCAGCTCCGCCAACGCCGGCATTGCCCACAAGCTGGCGACGACAGCAACGACCGGAACTCTGTGCATCCCAAAGGCTCCATTTCCACACCATTCTATGGTTGTATTTTGCCTTCAGCGGATCGCTCGGTCAACAACCATCCCGTTAGCCGTTGTAGACGGTATAGGCGATGTGGATGACCGCCCTGCCCTGGCTGGCCGCTGCGCCGGTCTGGGTATATTTGACGACGACATCCGCTTCGCCCGCCGCCTCCTGCAGATTGGCGAGGGATGCAGCACTGTTGCCGGCCG